AATTTCTAAAAATTTCGTGAGACTTCTTATCGAAGTCCATAATTTCTTTAATATACTTAAATTCGTCTCTTATAATTTTTTTAAGTTTATCACTAGCATTTAAGTTTGATAATTCTATTTCTACTGGGGAATCATATAGATCACTCACAAGTGCTTCATTCACAACATCCTCAATTGCCCCATCACATTCTGGATGAAGCGACATTTCACGATATCGACGAATTAAATCGTATTCGGTTCTATAAACACCTTCAATATCAATAGTTTGCCCATAAAATCCCGATTGAATATAATAATCAACCCCGTCCTCATTATTAGGAGGAACGGGGGAGACTATAGATTTGGATTTTTTTTCATTATCCTCAATTGAAAAACCAAAAAGTTTCGCCATCTTATAAAGTATGCTTACCTGTTATAGTTTATTTAGTTGATATCTTCGCCACCCGCAGCAGGAGAATTACCCCTGACTGCTTCCCACCAAAGAACCTGCATTTCTACAGTAAACTCTTGAATTGCATCAGTTTCATATGCTAAGTTAATTGGACTTATATTTGTTGGGAACAAATCATAAAAATGATATGCTCTCAGAGTTGAACCGTCACGATCTAAATGATAAACGAATGCGTCTGCCTGATATAGTGCAGGATCTGTAACTCCGGTGTTATCAGAAACACGATTAATAACATTCATCCAGTTCTCAAATGCCGAACGAATTGCAAAATCGGTATCGTTAATAACGGTAATCGTCCAAGTTTCAAAAGTACGATCTCCTGCTAATTTTAGAGTTCTTCCTCTAAATGCAACATCTATTGGAGTTACTGTTGACCCTGGAAGTGCCGCCGTTTTGACTAAAAATCTAGATTTGTCAAGAACATTAGTGTCCGCAGGAGCGGCATCTGGGAATGAAAGAACAACCTCAAAGAGGTTACTTCTAGCACCACCACCAGATAACTTACTCTTGAAGTCCGTAATCTTCCTTAGAGGGGGTGGATTTAATTGATTTCTGGTTGCCATAGTTTTTAACCTCTGTTAATTAAAAGTTGCCGATTACTTCTTCAAAATCAACACCAGTCTTGGTGGCAATAAAGGTAAGACCGATGAAGTTAATCGATCTCGCTGGTTTAATGTAGATGTCTGCTCTGAATTCATTAGCATCAATGACCGCTGCCGTGTTATTAGTTTCGTCAGCAATTACGACATAATCAAAGATGCCTCTCTTTGCCTGAACATCACGCAAGAATGGTTCAATCGTATTTACGAAATTGGTTCTTGTAATTTCATCGTTAAACTCAAACAGTACATCCTTGGCGGCACGAGAAATAGCATCCTCAAGGTAAATGAAGAGTCTACGAACATTAATACGATCAAATGCAGATGTTCTTCCTAATCCAGTCTTATCACCAAACAGAATAATACCTGCTCCTGGTGAGAAGATTATTGGATTAATTCTATTTGTATAAAGACGATCTCTTTGCGACTTACTTGGAGTGTATGCAAGTTTAACAGCATTTAGAATAGCACCTCTTGATGTACCGGCAGGAGAATACCAAGGGAAGAAATTAATATCACTACGAGCACATAGTCCAGCAATATCGCCGTTTAAAGGAGCATATCTATAAGTATTTGCAAATCTATCGTACATATACTTGTAACCAGAATCAAATACTGCATAAGATGAAGATGCTATAGGTGAGAAGAAACTAATTACATTTTTGGTAGTATCTTCTGGTGATCTAACTGTGACTTCAGTTTCTACCGTCGTATCAGTAAGAGCAGAACCTCTATATGGTGAAATGAACGCAATTGCATCTTTCCTCAGTTCGGCAACCGAAATAAGTTTGTTTGCCAGTTCTTGTGCGATTTCTTTTGCATAACCAGCAGATCCCATCAATAAGAAATCTACTTTAATTTCTTCAGTATTTTCAAATAAATCATACCCATCCTTCAACTCACTAAGATCAGCAGTAAGAGCACCGGTAGTTCCAATTCCAGTTTGACCATTATAGTTAAGACCACCTGTTAATGTGTAGGTATTAGCACCTGCGGCACCAAAAATAACATTTTCTGCAGGTTGATCCCATCCATTATCGGTTGTTAAATCAAACTGACCAGCATCATATCCTGTTGTGGTAAGTCCGGCAGGAGCACCACCGGCAAAGATATTTGCAGAACCTGCGGCAATATACTTTCTCCAATACGAAGTACTTCCTGCAGAAAACTCAGCATCAGTTGCCTTAGAAAGACCTATATGCTTTTCAAGAATTGTTCCGGCATTACCAGTAATAGTTCCTAACTCATCAATAACTACAACATGAACTTCATCAAATCTAGATCCTCTTGGTTCTGCAAATGCCGAAGTTCCTGGTGCCGGTGCTAGATTATTCCACTGGATTTTGGTTTTGATTTTATCAAGGTCGATGTATTGTTGACTAAACCAATCAATTTCTCCAGTGTAAGCAGAACTTCCCAAAGTAGAAGTGGCAATACCGCTGTTGTTTGTTCCTGCTGTCGGGGTTACAGATACGATACCAACATTTCCAGTTTCGGTAAAGCACCAAGTCCCATCTTGCTGATAATCAACGGATGTTTCTGTTCCTGCTGCAGATACACGACTTAAAATTTTAACCGCAATTGAATCTGTCCCAATCTCAGTAATGATTCCTTTTAGATAAGAATCATTTAAGGATACTGCAGTTCCCGAAGAAGTATCAGTCTTTCCTGTAAGAGATTGAGTTACGCCATAACCAACTTGAAGTGTGAGTCCGGTTGTTGAGGATGTAGATACGTTGCTTCCAAAAGAAAGTTCTACATTAGTAAGAGAAATGTTATTTAAGGTTGCAGGACTAATGAATACTGTTCCAACTCCAATTGCGGTTACAGTTGTTCCGGACCCTATAATTCCAGTTTCTACTTTTAGAGTTTGTCCAACTTCAATATTGGTTGTTGTAATACCAGTAACAGATGTAGTGGTGATCCCAATATCACCATCAGATGCTGTTGCAACTCCAACAAAAGTAGTAGTTGTAGTTGTTAGTGTAGTTGTTCCGATTCCACTTAAAATTTGGTCTGCTTTGGAGTCAATAATCGCAACTTTAATTCCATTTGCCCAAGAACCAGGATTTCTTGCCGCTACAATAACATTAGTAATAGTGGTTTCATCATATCCAAGTTCTTCATAATGATCTAAACTTTTAATTTTAACACTAGTTATACCTACGGTTGATCCAGAAGATACAAAAGCATTTTTGATATCGTCATCGTCTGCTCTGACTACTTGTAGTGACCCACCATATGAAAGATAGGATGAAGCAACCATCCAACTTTCATAGTGCTTATCTGTGGAATACGGTTCTCCAAAATTATTCAGCAGATCATTTTCATTCTCCACTAAAGTTGGCGAGTCTACAGGACCTTTTGCGAAAGGTGCAACAATTGCTCCTACTTTATTAGAAGCTGGTTGGACTCTACCAGAGGTTAGATCAACTTCCCTTACTACGATTCCAGGAGATGCTAAATTTAGCGGCATCTTTATTCTCCGTTTTATCCCGAATTATTCTAAAAGTATTTATAATTTCCTTGCCTTCAATATGGTTATCTATAATCCCAGTTATATGATCGATCCCCATATTCATCTACATTCCAAATTTCTTGCGATTCTATACCATTTTCCGAAGTCGCAAACATCCATCTGTCTCCAGTTTCTTGCTCTACGAATACTTCCATATCTTCCAATCCATCCGAAATGAATCCGAATGGAGACATATCTTGATCGATTTGATTTTTTTGTTCCTCATATATTCTTTTGCGGATATCATTATTAGTCATCTCCTTGAAATAGTCCTGAGCGACTATCCAGGCAAAAATAACGAGGCACATTACAAGGTCATCATTACAACCTTCTTCCGCTTCAAATGAATTATGTTTTTGTGCAAATGTGGTAAGTTCACTAATAATATCATAATCATTAATGAATAGTTTATCATCCTCAATAAGTAGTTTTAAGTTGGAACAACCCAATTTTTTAACTGCAGCAGTTGTTCTAACTCCAAGTTGAGACTTTTTACCACTAAATCCAGATCCCACTAATTGCCCCGCCCTACCTCTCATAGAGCACATTAAAATATTATCATATTCTAAATCATAGTGAAGAATATTGGCAACCTGATCTCCAATATCATTTACTTCTATAAGTAACCAGGCATTATCATATCCTCTTGCTACCTCATTAATGATACTTGGAAACAGCATTGGTCTAATCTCATTATTTTTATATTTTGCAACCACTCTATAAGGAAACTCCGTAATATCAAAAACGACAAATGCCGAATAATCATTACCCATTCCACGAGCAACATCAACCGTAATTAAATAACTGTGATCTTCTATTGGATTTTCATAAACATCAAGACCTTTGCTTCTTTTTATTGGGTCGTCATAGACTAATATTTTCAGTTTGCTTGGATTAATTAAAGTTCCTACTGACCCTAAAAACTCACAAAGGTGCTCTGCCCTAAACTGTTCTTCACTAGTATTGGCAATTGTTTGCGCCTTCCATTCCTCATCTCTTCCCGGAACTTCTGACCAGTGGACCTCTGTTGCCACAAATGAGTTTTTACCACGCTCGGCATCGTGCCACATACGGTAGAAATGATTCATACCTTTAGGTGTGGATACAACAATAACTTTGGTGGACTTACCAGATGAAATTGTAGGATATACTGATGCGAAGAAATCATCCGCAATATGATTTGGAACAAATGCAAATTCGTCCAAGAAAATAATATTGAATGACATTCCTCGAACGGCAGAAGCAGAAGTTGATGCGGCAATAATTTTTGACCCATTTTCCAATTCTAATGAACCTTTATTCCAGGATACAATACCCTGTTGCATCCATTTTGGAAGATTCTCATATGATAGTTGTAATCTACTCAAGATTTCTCTTGATGTTGATGCCTTGTTTGCCAGAATACCCACATTTACGTTGTCATTAAAAACAATATAATGCAATAAGTATGATACTACCGTTGTTGTATTATGTGTGGGAATAAATGTTCTTCCACATAAAAACAGATGGTCATCACTATCTACTTGAATACACGCAACTGGGACACTATCGACCTTTTCTATTTTTTGTATATAATGTCTTTTATTTTGAGGTCTTCCTTTTCCATTAAAATTTATTAATTCTAACTTTCTTGGAAGATTAAAAACTTTTTCTTTGGAAGCAAAACGAACTGTATAATACCAACACTGATTGATTGACTTTCTACTTACCCTAGATTTTATCCCTAAAGAAGATAGAAGTTCAACAACTTGAAGAATAAATTCATAATTTTTTTGATAAAACTCAAATGATTGAGTTTTAGTGATAGATCCATCAGTATCCATCAATCCTCGCAATAATTCCATTCTTTGATCTATTGATGATCGCAGATATATTTGAGGAATATGTTTATTCTTTAATAAATTATTTTCTTTTAATTTTTTTCTTAAATCTCTACACTTAAAACGAATACAATTATTATCTTCTCTTTCGTGTTCAATATCTAGTTTTGTTTTATAAAATTCATAATCATCTTTATGTGCTATTATTCTCCCGTCCGCAGAATATCCATCACCCAACCAAACACCAAGAAGATATGGATCTATAGGCAAATTTTGATTTTTCCCATTAATTGCTTTAGATAAGTCAATATAAAGTGACCCTTCTACACCTTTACCTCTTTTATTGTTAGTTTTCTTTAAGTATCTTGAATATATTTCATCAGTATTGATAACTTTTTTTCCAGTTCTCCAATAAGAACTATTTACTTCCCACAAATGATCTGCATCAGCGACAATTTCTTCTCCATTATCAAAAAATATTTTGTAACACTGATGATTAATCATAGTTTCTGTTTTAAATGTTACAGAAACTGGATTTCCATCTGGAGAAAGTATTTGATCCCCAACTTCAATATCCCCAATCGTCGTCCATCCTTCGGGTGTTGGTATTGGAGTATCTAATGCTAATGCCTTACCAACTTGGCGTGGCATTTTTGCTATATTAAATCTGTTCTTATGAAAGTTGCTGACCAATCTCTCTTGAAAGGGCCACATCTCAAATTTAACAAGACCATCATCAACATTAACAATCTTAATGTATTTTTTGGCAAAATAAACAGGGTCCTCTTTACATCTCAGAAACTCAATAATTTGCTCTTCAGTAAATTGAATTGAGGTATTTGCTCTTTTGAGATTTGGGTTAGAGAGGTATGCGTCCCCCTGTTTTAATTGAATATCTTCTATTGACATAAAAATTACCTACTAATCTCTTCCCAGTCCATAGAAGCAACAACAGT